TGCCCATCCAGATGCCAACCATCCAATATAAGGAATACCACTAACTGCAGGTACAACTAAACCAGCACTAACTGCGGTCCCTGCCATCGCACCTTGACTTCGTGCGCCAGCGTCCGCCCTGATACACTCTTCGCTTTTTGCAAGGGACTTTCCCTCAGCATCAACTGCACCTCCCATATTGCGGGTGCCATCCATCGTATATTGATCACTGCGATACTCACGGCGATCTTCAGTGGTCGGTCCAAACCAACCACGCTTATCCTTATTAAGTTGAAGACTTCTACTTGATTCTAAAATAGCAGGATCGTTTGCTTTATATTCAATCCTATACCCGTCTCGATTACCCTCAACATTATAAGATGAATAGTCACCATTTGGGAAATGAATATCTGGATAATTGATTGCTTTATTATTAATCAAATGACCCAAGACACCAATATGAGCAATCCCAAACAGTGTCCCCACTGTCAGAACTACCCACTTAAATGGTGATTTTTGATTGGCCATATTTACATCTTGTAAGGGGGTTGATCGGAATCGGTTACAATTTTGATTGGTCCTTGCTCAACTCTAATGGTCTGAGCAGGTGCAGTTTGGGATGCAGCAGCAATCAATCTTTCGAGATCTGCCTTAGTGATTCCGCCAGCAGCACCAGCAGCACCACTGGCACCATTCATTTTCATAGTACCATCACCAGATTTCTTTGCCGTTTGGACTCCGAACGTAGCTAAAACTCCAGTAAAGACACTTGCGATAAAAGTCGGATCAATCTTCCCTTGTGGGAAACCAGGGATCGTTACATAGTTCAGTGTGAGAATACCGCCAGACCAGACAAGAATACCAAGACGGACGAAGGTTGAAAGAATAGCAAGATGCTCCTCAGAGTCTTCAACCTTTTCCTTCAACTTTCCCAATGGACCTTTCTTCTTTGAATCTTCCTTTTTAGTCTCTTCGACCTTAACTTCTTCGGGCATTGATAGCAATGCGAGGCATCTTTATTTATAGTCTAGATACTCTTTCTCTTGTTGATAGGGCACATACTCACCAGTTTTTATCTGCCAAGCATGACTCAGTTCTGGTAATAACCACTGATCCACCCTAATGCATTGCTCCCAATTAACAGGATGAGCACAACTCACCACTACAACAGCAAAGAATGCTTTAGCATGAATCCAAATAGTATACATTACTCTTTAATGTATCCATTTTCTACTAACCACTCTCGTGTCATAGGAGTGGGATCGTAGTCAGTCCACATAGTTCCACGAGCACAAGACTCAAGTGCCCTAGCAGTCATGCCTTCAGTTTTACCTGCCCAAATTGCTTCTTTCTCCCAAGGAATAGCAGAAGGTTGTAATATGTATGCTCTCCGTGCCATCTCTTGCCACATCTGAGGAACATCATCTTCATGATGAATAATAGCAATCAAACTATTGTCAATAGTACCTGCCATACAGTCTTGAGCAGCGTGCCATCCTTCATGACGCATCACAGACATCAATGTGCCAGTACGACGCATGTAATCAACATTCAGAAAAAAGTTATTACTTACAGTGTGATAAACACCCCGATGACCAGATGGAAAGTATCGTGAATCTGCTAGAAAAACTTTAGCTCCGACTGTATTAAGTGATCGGACGAGAGAATTAAACTCATCAGCAACAAGACTATAATCAACATTAACCAGGTAGTTATCTTTATTGAGATCTGAAACTGTTTTGAGTTCTTTGACATGATCTGTACATTCTTGAAGCAACATGCATCCCTGAGCATGAGGAGTGAAGTGCTCTTCCTCTTTAATTGGATCTGTCAGTTGAATTGTCTTGCTCTCCACCCTCATCGTCGGTACGAGGAAGCAACTGCTCATGAGGATTGATGTTAAGGCAACTCTCAAGTTTCCAGACATTTTCTTGATGAACATCACGTAAGTACTCCTGAAAATAAAATTCAATGTTAGTTGTATCTTTATTACCTTGACTTACCCAATTATGGCAAAACTCATATACTGCTCTACAGTTCTCGTCAAGGTGATGTTGTAGAGCACGAAACACAGCAGCTCTCAACTGCATACGTTCGTCAGTAAATCTCCAGTCTTCTGTCATTTTTTATTATGCACCACGAAGTAGTTCCTTAAATTTCATTACTGCCAATAATAGTGATAGAAGTTTCCTTTGGAATGACACATCGGATCTTCAGAAGAAACCCGATATCTCAACATAGATTGCCCTTTGTAATCGGTTCTACCATTGAGAACCCTTGACCATAATAATATATTATTCCTGCCCTGTACAGAGCTTAACCTCTCTACAAGTTTTGGATTCGGGAGAATTGATTTTTTAGTATATATACCCTCGTACTGACCTGGGGCATAGACCACTCCAGAAACCGTATTTGGAAATCTATCAGATGCTACTCTGTTAAGCACAGATGCAGCAACACAAAATTCATCTGGTGTATTTGATGCTGCTTCAACCTGTACAACCTTTGCCAAATGTTGATAATCAGATGGAGTTAATGCTAATAATAGTTCAATTATCATAAATTAATTTTTCCTCCTCAGGGAAGTAAGTTCTAAAGAGATGCGATGCCTCAATGTGCTCGCCCGCGTTATTCAACCTTTTACATTCTTCTAAAATTCTATCCTTAAATTCTTTAGAAGGTCCGTGACTAGTCGTCATGCTTGTCTCCTATGTATTCTAGTGAGATTATGTCATGAGTTAGAAAATTTGGGTCCAACCACTCACAAAATTCACCATGAATTGCAAAAGCGTCCTCAATGCTAGTAAAGTTATTGGATTCACAGAGAGTATGTATGCGATCAATTGACCAGTCAGTTGTCTTTAGACAGGTCTCTTCCAAAGTTACCATAGTCTTTACGCATGTAACGGCCTAGGATGTTAGCATTATAGTATGCAGGTGACCCATCGTCAAGAGCTTCGCTTAAGACATTATTTAAGAATAACTGCTTTGTCTCTTCGTAATTACAGTTACCCTTTGTATCGTGAAGACTTAAAATTTCTCTATTGAAAATCTCTTTGCCGTATAGATTGAGATCTTCTTTTAATTCTGGACAAGAACCGTAATACTTTTGCCAATCAGATTCCTGTTTCACTCTCCTCTTTTTACCAGGTGGTTTTCTGAATGACCAGAAGTACTTTCTACCGATGTACCTTTTACCCGATCGTGTATTTGTAATAAGATAGACAAAACCGAAGTTATCGTCAATATCCTCAGATAAAAAAGGTTGTCCCCTAAAACACCAGGGATTCTCATAACTCATACTATATTTATAATATTAAGTTATTATTTATCTTTAACCGGGACAAACCTAGTCTATTGACTTTACTTGAATTTGTCAAGCCCTAGTAAAGCTGTACCAATAGCACCGCCTACCTGTAAAACTTTTTTAGCACTTCTCAGAGGTCTCTCCACCGCCTGACGAACTGCTGGAGTAGGTCCAGTCCTAATCATTCTGGGTGTGAATGCACTGAGGGGTCTCAATCCCCTTATACCTTTTTCACCCGCTTTGAAAGATTTATTAGAACGTGTAAGTTGCTTCACATCATCTTTCATCAAGTTATTCCAAGACGCTTTATTCTCATTGGGAACACGAACATTTTTGCCCTTGTTCCACCAATCCATAACATCTTCAGAATAAAGGTGTTCTGAGAACTGCTTATACGTCTTCATTTTTTAGGTAGTGGTTCGTCTGCGTAGATTTTCTTACCAGCCTTTTTGCTTGCCTTTCTATACTCGTTTACACCATCAGTTTCTGCCTTATTGAAAGACATGGGTTCGCCTGCTTTGGGATGTCCTTTAGGGTTCATGACTGGTTTACCACCAACACTGGGATTAGAATATCCCACACCTTCTACAATGTCCTGGACGTGCTCAGAGGTCATCTGGAGCATGACGTAATGTGCTTCTTCTACGGTCTCTACATGTCCCTCAGAGAGGAGATAGTCAAGCACCATATCGTATGCTTCTTTTTTCATACCCTTAGTGTTCCCTCTTTCTGCTACTGGTTTAATGGTGCCTTTAGATAATGCTCCAAAATTGCTGGATAGAGCATCTTTGGTTCGTTGAAGTTCCGCAGCATAAGTTCCTGCCTTATAATTCGCACCACCTGTTGCTGCTTTGGTAGATTTTGAAGTTGAACTCTTTCTTACCGGCTTACCTGTTTTTGGGTCAACAAAAATCTTTTGATTGGGAAAAATTGCTGCGTTCGCCCCAAGACCAAAAAGTTTAGCATCTTCTTGTTCTTTTGGATTTGTCCTTAATTTTCCTATGATTGGATTGCCTTTGCCATCCAACTCATAACGTTTTTTATCGTATGCCAAATTAGCTAATTGTTGATCCTTAGTCAACTTAGATCCAGGACCATATGCACGCTGCTGTGGTGTAAGATTTTTAGGAGTTGGTGTGGGAGTTGGCGTTGAAGGAGGAGTTGGTGTGTTAGATGATGGATCTTTATAAGGGTCTACTTTTATAGGTACTTCTTTTGTAGGTTGATCTTTGGAACCACCAGAACCATACTCATTAGTTCCAAAGAACTCAGCAGGACTCAGTGTGGTTCTATCTTTTTGATTCTGTGACGTGATTTTATCGTCTTTATCAGTTCTCTTTGGTGGTGTTGTACGAGCGTTTTCTGGTTTTGTTTTACCGTCTACTGCCTGTCCTCTGCTATTAAAAGATGTAGTATGCCCAAATCCTGTTTGTGGAGTTCTATCACCGGATCTTACAGACGGTTCATTGGACCTGTTAGGTTCAGGAACATACGTCCTGTAAATATTATTCAGTTTATTAAGAGTTTGCTGTAATAGATTAGTATCTTTCTTTTTTGAAGGAGTATCAGTGGTGTCTACTTCGGGAATTTCGTAAAACTTGCCGTCAGGACCAATAAATCCCTTTTTACCATCTCTGGTTACTACGTTTTTGTTCATTTCTTTACCTTGACAACTTTTCCGTTTTCAATTCTATATTCCTGACCCTGGTATATGTAACGGTCGGGGTCATTTATCACCTCAGGAGTATATGGATCTTTAGGTGCTGTAGGACCT